AGCCAATGGCCCTGCGTTCGGCAATCCGCTTATTCTTGACGACCCAACAAGTCTTCTTGATACCGCCATCCTTGCTGACGCACCGGCAGATGTCGTGGATGTCAGTGACATCGCCCTTCGCGTTAGCACTCGGCGCGGTCGTAATCGAATCCTCAATAACTTTGAAGCAGGCACCGCCACTGTCGTCTTAGAAGATGCCAATGGCGATTGGAACCCTCAGAACACTTCTTCTCCCTATTACGGCAAGCTCTTGCCACTTCGCAAGATTCGCATTTGGGCAGACTATGACGATGGCTCAGGTCTTGAGCGTTATTATATTTATTCAGGCTACATTGTCAGTTATGACAACTCTTTCAGACTTGGCATTGATGAAATTTCAAGCGTCACCCTCCAATGCGTAGATGCCTTTCGTCTCTTTCAGAATGTCAACATCTCGACCGTTGCGGGAACAAGCGCCGGTCAAACTACGGGGGCGCGCATTGAAAACTTGCTAAATCTTGCAAGTTATCCTTCAAGCCAACGCCTCATTGATGCAGGCAATAGCACAGTGCAGGCAGACCCCGCCACCTCTCGAACACTCCTAGGCGCGTGTCAAACCATTGAACAGACCGAACTCGGTGGCTTCTTCATTGATGTTGAAGGCAACGCGGTCTTCTTGTCACGCTCCACAGTTTCACTCAAAGCCGATCAGACGCCTTTGCAATTCAACGACAATGGCACAGACATCGCTTATCAGAGCATTGACTTTGCCTATGATGACACTCAAATCTTCAATGACATCACAGTCACCCGCCTCGGCGGAAGTCCTCAAAATGTGCAGTCCACAAGTTCAATTGAAACTTACTTTATCCATTCAGGATCAAGGTCAGACCTACTTATGCAGACTGATGCTGAGGCCCTAGACCAAGCAGGAATGCTTCTCAATGCTCGTGATGAGGCTCTGCTTCGCATTGACTCTATCGGCCTGAATCTGATGGACGAATCAGCCAACACTCGCATTGTTGCGGGCCTTGAATCTGACCTCTTCACCCTCATCAATGTCACCAAGACCGCACAAGCATCATCGAGCTTTACACTTGAACTTTTCGTTCAGGGCATCACCCACGACATTACACCGAACACTTGGACAACAAGGTTCTTGACGGCCGAGCCTATAATTCAGGCATTCATCTTGGATTCCACAACCCAAGGTGTGCTTGATGGAACGCTCGGCGTTCTTTCATACTAAGGAGAAAAAATGGCAGGAGCAGGATATAAGTTGTTCGTTTCCGGCGATGTTTTGACCGCCGCGCAAGTGAACACCTATTTACAACAACAAGTCACAATGGTTTTTGCGAACTCTACTGCTCGCACAACTGCTCTTTCAGGAGTCCTTGCTGAAGGAATGATGTCCTACCTTCAAGACACAAACGCCGTTGAGGTCTATAACGGATCATCGTGGGTCAATGTCGGCAACGCAGGTGACATCACTGGCGTCACCGCAGGCACAGGTTTATCAGGTGGCGGAACTTCAGGCGATGTAACTCTTTCTTTTGATTATCGTGCAGGTTCAGCTTTAACCCTAAATGCTCAAACTGCAACTTATACCGCAGTCCTTACAGACGCAGACCAAAAACTTGTCACAATGTCAGTTGGCTCTGCTAATGACTTTCTAATCCCAACCAATGCCAATGTTGCTTTTCCAACTGGAACAGTAATCAATGTCATTCAAATCGGTGCAGGTCAGACCACAATCAAGGCAGTCACTTCAGGCACTACTACGATTTCCTCAACAGGAGCTTCTGCCATAGCGCCTAAGTTGAGAGCGCAGTTCTCAGCCGCTTCTTGTATTAAGGTCGCCACCGACACTTGGTATGTTGTGGGAGATATTTCATAATGATTTTGCTCGGGATTATTGCTTCAAGCAAATTGAAAAAAGAAGTTACAGGTGGAACACTCACTTCTGATGCGACTTATTATTATCGCACTTTTACAGGAAGCGGAACTTTACAAGTTTCCGGTTTTACTCTAACGGCTGATGTTTTAAGAGTAGCAGGCGGCGGCTCAGGTGGATCATCAACGGGCGGAAATTACGAAGTAGGCGGTGGCGGCGGCGCGGGTGGATTGCTTTATTCGGCAAGCCAAAGTTTGAATGGCTCTTATACTGTGACAATTGGTGCAGGCGGGGCCGGAAAATTAAGTGGCACAGGAAATAATGGCTCTAACACTAGTTTCACAGGTTTAACAACTTGCACTGGCGGCGGCGGTGGCGGCGGAGAAGGTGCAGGGCCTTCCTCGGGTGGTTCAGGTGGCGGCAGTTCGGGTAGAAATATCGGCGGGAGTGGAGCTGCTGGAACTGCTGGACAAGGCAATTCGGGTGGTAACGGCAAAGATGGTTCGAGCGGACAAGAAGGAGCAGGTGGCGGCGGTGGTGCTGGCGCTGCGGGTAGTAGTTCAACCACAAACAGTGGCGCTAAAGGTGGAGATGGTTTAACTTATTTTGGAAGCACATACGCAGGCGGCGGTGGTGGCAGTAGTAGCGTTCAGAACCCAGGCAATAATGGTGCGGCGGGTTCAGGTGGCGGAACGGCTGGAAATGGTGGGAATGCAACGGCAAACACAGGCGGCGGCTCAGGTGGTATGAAAGAAAGCGGAACAAGCGGCAACGGTGGCTCAGGCGTCGTGGTTGTTCGCTATACAAGAGCGCAGGTAGATTAAATGGCACACTTCGCAGAAATAGACGAAAATAACATTGTCAAACAAGTTTTAGTTGTTGACAATTCTTTAGAACATCGTGGCGCTGATTTTCTTGCAAATGATTTGGGGCTTGGCGGCACTTGGATACAAACTTCATATAATCACAACATTCGCAAGCAATTTGCAGGCATTGGTTACACCTATGATTCTGTGAATGATGTCTTTATTGCGCCACAACCTTTTGCTTCTTGGTCGCTAGATGAAAACTTTGATTGGCAACCGCCAACACCTAGACCTGAAGAGGGTTTTTGGCGTTGGGATGAAGATACCCTAACTTGGCTAGAACAATCTTTATAGAAAATTCGGATGAACCTAAACGACATTGTTGGAACAGTCATTGTGAAAAACCTTAAACGCAGAGGTGATCGCCTTGAAAGTATTTCAAAACAACTTGATGCTCTGAATATAGATTGGCTCAGATTTGATGTCATTGATCATCAAGGCACAAAGGCAAGCGCGACTTGGTGGAATGCTTTTAATGGACTCCAAGCCATTAGATATGCAAAACACGCAAATCTGCCATGTGTTTTAGTGCTTGACGATGATTGTCTTTTTGTTGATGACTTTGCAGAAAGATTCGAAGAACTTTGGCCTCACATTCCGCCGGACTGGGATTATGTTTCTTTCGGAGAAATTTTCGGTGACAAGAGAGAGATTTATCCAGGAATCGTGGAAAGCCAAAATAGCTGGGGTGGTCACGCGAGCCTTGTTCGTGACACTCTCTATAATTTAATTTTAGAAAATATTGATGGTTTAGATTTTGCAGATGAACAGATGAATCGTAAAGTTAAACCTCACGCAAAATGTTATGTTTTCTCGCCTTACTTGATAACACAAGCACCAGGCTTTTCAGATCATTCAGGGGATTACGCAACAAATCATTTATTTGATTAAGAATTACAAGGAGAAAAATGGCTTCGTCAAACGCAATCACGGTCACATCAACAGGAGTTCTCATCATTGCAACTTATGGTGAGTTCCGCGATGTCCACCTTCGCAATGTTGGATCGCACGCGATGTATGTCGGCGATCAAGGTGTGACAACTGCCAATGGTTTTGCTATCCCCAAAGATAGCTATATCAATTTCAGAATGTCACCAAAGTCGCAGTTGTATGCAATAACAAACAACAATGAAACCGGCGTTGCCTCGATGTTATTCATGGAGCCATAATGACCGCATTGGATTGGGCATCTTTGGCCGTTGCCATCACCACAATTCTCGGCTCGGTCGCCGTCGGTATCAAGTGGCTCGTCAAGCATTATCTCAACGAACTCAAGCCCAATGGGGGATCATCAATGCGTGATAAGGTCAACCAACTTGAGGAAAAGGTGGACTTCCTCACCGACATCGTGAAGGAAGCTCTGAAGCGTTGATGTGTTCCAAGCAGTTAGATAATTTTCTACATATCGCCAGCGCAGAGGTGGGCTACATTGAAGGCCCTGCCGATAATCAGACAAAGTATCAGAAGGCGAATCAGCCTTGGTGTGGCGCCTTTGTCAATTGGTGTGCCAAGCAAGTCGGCTTGAAAATCCCTAACTGCACTTACACACCGGCAGGGGCGAAGGCATTTGCCGAGGCAAAGCGTTGGCAATTAGTCGCCCATGCCGAGCCAATGCCTGGCGACATCGTCTTCTTTGACTTTCCTGCCGATGGCATTGACCGAATCTCGCATGTCGGTATCGTGGAAGCAGTCAATGCCAATGGCACGCTCACCTGTATTGAAGGAAACACCGCCCCCGACACCAAAGGCGATCAACGCAATGGTGGTCAAGTTGCGCGTAAAATTCGCGCCTACAAGGTCAAGAATCGTGGCAAACTCAAGCCATCTCTGCCGGTCTTCATCGTGGGATTTGGCAGACCTAAGTTCAAGGAGTGCAAATGCTCGACAAAGACAAAGCAGTCGCAATCGTTAACACCTACGCACGAGCAGGAGCAGCAGCAGTCGCAGCTCTCTACCTCGCCGACCCATCGCGTCCTCTAAAGGATTATGTTGCCGCATTTGCGGCCGCAGTCATTGGCCCAATCTTGAAGGCCATTGACCCTAAAGCGACAGAGTTCGGTCGCGGAAGTAAGTAACAGAATGCAACGGGGGAAAATCTTAGATGAGGCAAAACGCCTCACATCAACGGATCGTCAACAAACTTATGGCGACCCTTACACGAATCACAAACGCATCGCAGACCTGTGGAGTGCTTATCTTGAAACTGAGATAAGTCCTTCACAGGTCGCTTTGTGTTTATGTCTAGTCAAAATCGCTCGCCTGATTGAGACTCCTGACCATCTTGACTCATTCATTGACCTAGCCGCTTATGCCGCTATTAGTGGGGAAATATCCAATGCATCTCAATAACAATGTCGTGCTTGTGCCTACTCGTGGCAGACCGAAAAATGCGGCAGAAGTCTTACAGGCTCACAAAGAGTTCTCGTGCCGATCCGATTTGTTCTTTGTTGTGGACACAGACGATGAGGAATTAGTCAACTATCGAAGCACAGTTGGCGTTGAGCGCATCATAGAAATTGAAAATACAACACGCGGAATGGCTTACCCACTCAATGTTGCTGCCAAGAAATATGCCAATGATTATGAGTTTTTCACATTCATCGGCGACGATCACAGATTCAGAACGCCTGATTGGGATGTGACATTGATGCGAGCTATCGGCCCGCGCCTAGGACTTGCCTATGGCAATGACCTTCTCCAAGGCGAGAATCTGCCAACTGCGGTGATGATGTCTGCTGCCATTGTCCGTGGCCTTGGCGGGATGGTGCCACCGAAATTGAAGCATCTCTATCTTGACAACTTTTGGAAGCGATTGGGTCACGACATTGGAAATCTTGTCTATCTGCCACAAGTCATCATTGAGCATTGTCACCCTATCGCAGGCAAGGCCGAATGGGATGAGGGTTATCAAACAGTCAATGCTCGTGAGGTCTATTCTTTTGACGCTCTGATGTTTGACAACTACATCAAGAGCGAAGATTACGCAGTTCTCGTCAAGAACCTCAAACAATGAAATGCATCTCCTTCTCTCTGTATGGCAATGAGCCTCGCTACACCATAGGCGCAATCAAGAACGCCATTCTTGCCTCACGATACTTTCCCTTTGATGATGGATTTATTGTTCGCTTCTATGTTGGCCCAAGCGTTGACCCTGTCATCATTAGCACTCTCAAGCTCGTCAAAGGTGTGCAAATTGTTGAAATGGAGTCTGAAGAGAATCACAATGGCAAGTTGTGGCGTTATTTTGCATTCTCTGATCCTCAGTTTGAGGCAGTGATTTGTCGAGATGTTGATGCTCGCCTGTCATATCGTGACCGCATAGCCCACGAGGATTGGGAGCAATCAGGTCTTGATTATCACATTATCAAAGACCACCCCACAGGTCACAACTATCCAATTTCCGCCGGTATGTTTGCAGGCAAGACAGAGAAGTTGGGATTTATGGAAAACTTTATTCTTGCTCACCGAGACGGCTCGGATTACTACACCATTGACCAAGATTTATTGGCGAGTCATATCTATCCACTCGTCGTTGATTCAGTCCTCATTCACGATCCATTCTATGAAACATCAACGCAAGGCAAGTCAATTCGCACCACCATCGCCTTTGACGCACCTACACCCCTGTCACACATTGGCGCTGCTTTGATGGCAGATGATAGTTTCGTCTTCTCAATTGACCGAGATGCCCAACGAGCCTTTTGCGGCTCTGAGAAATATCACTACGAAAGCGACAGGTGGGGGAAATGAAGATTCTGATTACAGGTGACGCAGGCTTTGTCGGCACTAACTTCAAGAAGTTGCTTGATAGTAAAAGCAATCACATCACCGGCATTGACATCAAAAATGGCACCGATGTCCGAGAGTTCTTCGCCAAAGATGACACCAAGTTTGATCTCGTCATTCATCTCGCGGCGATTGTCGGTGGCCGCGCCACTATCGAGGGGAACCCTTTGGCAGTTGCCGCCGACCTCGCCATTGATGCCGACCTCTTTCAATGGGCGCTTCGCACTCGTCCTGGTCATATCGTCTATTTCTCATCATCGGCGGCTTATCCAATCTATCTTCAGCGAGCTGAATACAAGCAAAGCCTCAAAGAGTGGGATATAAACCTCGCTCACATTCGCACCCCTGATTTCACTTATGGTTGGGCGAAGTTATCCGGCGAAATGCTTGCTCAATATGCCCGCAATGAAGGCTTGAAGGTGACAGTCTTGCGACCCTTTAGCGGATACGGAAGCGACCAAAGCCTTGACTATCCATTCCCAACATTCATCAAGCGAGCCAAAGAGAAGGCGACGCCCTTTGATGTATGGGGCAGAGGAACGCAGGTGCGCGACTTCATTCACATTGAGGATGTTGTGCGAGCGACCTTTGAGGCGGTCACGAATAATGTTGAAGTCTCCAACCTATGCTCAGGACGAGCAACCTCATTCATTGAATTGGCAGAATTAGCGATGATGCAGGCGGGATATTTAGCCGAAATACGAACCAACCCGAAGGCACCTGTCGGGGTTGCCTATCGGGTCGGTGATCCGAAGAAGATGCTCTCGTTCTATGAGCCGAAGATTTCGCTGGAAGAAGGAATCGCTCGCGCCTTCCAAGAATCCTAAAACTGACCCTCCATCTTCTTAATTGTTCGGTTGACATACTTTGGGCCGAACCAATTGAGCAACCATTGTGGAAAAACGACTGCTCGAGGCTCGCGCTTGGGCATTATGAGCAGAAGCAGTGGAATCCAAAAGCCATAAAAGGCTGACATCAGCGTCCAAAAGAAGATATTTCTGCCAACTGCAAAGGCGTAGAACGCGGTGAAGAAGATAATGAGAACATCTAATCCATTCATCTAGCACCATCCCATCACAGGGGCAGGTTCAATATCTTTGACGACTTCATAGAACTTGCCGTTTTCGTGTAGTGATCCTGCGGTGACAACATATCCATTGAACTTGATGTCTACTCCTTGGCGTAACTTGCCAGGAAATGACGCGCCAAGCGGTGCCTTGTAGTAAAGATGCAGACCATCGCCTGTTTCAACTGTGAAGGTGTCAAGCTCTAAACCTTCGGTGGTTCCGCCATTGCGAAAGTCCACATCAAAGACAACAAGATTGGAAGGCGCACAAGCAATGCCAATGTTGAGAAGCGGTGATTTCTCAAACCATTTCTTGACTGTGGCGGGCTTATTGGATGCCGACTTATATCCCTGCTTTGCGATAGGAAAGAAGGGAACCTTTTGTTGTGGGTAGCAAGGCAAGACATACCAACCACGCTTGGCAAAGGCGGTGGCGATTTCGGCGGTTGTCATTTGACAATCTCCTTGATGAGTAGCGATGCGCCAAGGTGGAAGTCACGCATCTCTTGTTGCAGTTCGTCATCAACTAATTCATCGGCTTGCTCTTGATGCCACTTGCCAAGCATTTGAAGAGCCAATCTGTTCATCGCTTCTTCGTATGTCATTTCACAAACTCCTTGAGAAAATCAACGATTACTTCTGAGACTGTCTTGCCTTCTGACTTTGCCTTTGCCATTGCCTTGCGCCACAGTTGTTCGCTGACGCGAATAGATCGAATCTTCTTCATTATGCGATGTCCTTCCAAGGTGTGCAGGTTTCACAAGGGAAACTTGCTTCACTATAAACAACCCACCAATCAAGCGGTGTGGTGTGCATTGTTGCGGTTGGTTCATTCTCAATTGCTGATTTCAAATAAGTTCCTGCGTGTTCATCACAAGTGACACTTCCACCTGTTCCAACCCAAAGACGATTGCTTGTCATTATGCAATCCATTTCTCGTTCGGGAATCTGTCATCATTTCCTTGGCAGGCTTCACACCATCCTGCGACATCATTTGCAAATTGCCACAAAGTGCGTTTGTTGTCACCTTGAATCAAATATCCGTGATTTTCGCAAAGCAATTGATACTTGCCACCATCTGAAGGACAGTCAGCAAAATCAAGAGATACAGTTGTGTTTCCAACGTTTTTTGTTTTCATTATGCACCTACCTGTGCGCTTGCTGAAACAAATTCAAATGAAATTTCTTGAGTGCGGAGATAATCAGCAATTGCGTCGTGCGCGACCTGAAGCATATGATCATTGACGAAAATGCTTGGTCTATCAAAAACACTTACCTTGATGCTAAGAATGTGAACATCCTCAATTTTCTTTGTCTGTGTCATTTTCTTCTTCCGTTTCTTGGAGCTACTACCTTTCGCCCCTATGAGAGAACAATAGCCTTTGTGCCTACCTTTGTCCATACACAAGGGGATTGAGGCTTGGGCGTGTCGTGCGCTAGGGTGTCAGACCTTCCCCTCATACTTATCCACAAGCAAACGGAAGGGGTTTTATGCAATATCTGATGTTCGGGGGCGTAATCGCCTCTCTAGGGCTTTTGTGGGCCATTCTGAGCCTACACGATGACCCACTGAAAGAAGGCATTAGGCAGGCTCAGGCGTGGGAGAAGGCTCAGAAGCACCTGCGCAAGGTGATGCCCCAATGAACCTATTTTCAGTCCACACTGCCACCGATGGCAGTTTCCACCTATACCTAGAAGAGCCTGACGCCAACCTTGATCTCATTGAGGATGTCGTCGCCAATGTGCCAATGTTCTATCTAGCTCAAATCCGTGACCACAGTGGCATGGACTCTCTCAAGACTGCGGAGGCGGCAAGGATGCTTGATAGCGTTCGTGCCAAGACGCCACCTTTTGTCACCTGCATCGCCAAGATGACCGAGGATGAAACCTTGGCATTGGCTGAGGCTTTGATTATGAATGTGAAATTCGCCCGCGCCGTCGCCGGTAAGACAACGAAACTAGAGTTGGTCAAATAATGGCAAACCCCAATGGTCGCAAAGGCTCTGCTTTTGAAATCGGAGTTCTCAAGTGGTTGCGTTCTCGCGGTGTCACCGCAGAGCGTTTGCGCCTGTCGGGATCACAAGATGAAGGAGACATCGTTGCGTTTATTGCTGGCAAGACTTTTGTTTTGGAACTCAAGAATCGCAAGTCAATCTCGCTTCCGACCTTTTGGGATGAGGCCTGCAAAGAGGCCAAAAACTACGCAAAGGCGCGGGGGCTAGAGGTAACGCCACCATCTTTTGTTGTTGTCAAGCGTCGCAATGCATCCATTGAACGAGCTTTCGTTGTCCAAGACCTTGAATCTTGGCTAAATGAGAGACAATAGAGTTGCAACTCAACACATTCATTCCGAGTCTGCCTTTGCTTCCTGAAGCAAGTTGCAGAGAAATTATCAACCCGAATCTATTTTTTCCCGAATCACGAGAACAAGAGGCAAAGTGCCTCCCAATCGTGCGTGCTATTTGCGCCGGTTGTCCTGAACGAAAGGAGTGCTTGGACTACGCGCTCAAGGAACAAATCTCTTATGGAATATGGGCAGGCACGACGCCTGCGCAACGAGGATTTGGACAAGGCTTCAAGCATCGTTTCACCGGCAAAACTAACAAAGCCGAGGCGATTCGATCGTTGACCTCACTTGGGCGAACACCCAAAGAAATCGCAGCAACCTTGAAAGTTGAATTGGCGTATGTCAATCAAGTTATCAAGATTGCCGCGAAATTAGAAGGAGAATCCCAATTACTCAAAGAAGAAAAACCGTCAGGGGAATCATTATCATCATCGGAGTCAGTATGTTGACCTCGATGTTCGTCAACGCAGCATTCGCACCGCAACCGGCGGTGCCTGCAACTGTGGTCTACAAAGAGCGACCACTACTTCAGCAAGTAGATGCTAAGAAATTGGCAAAGAAATTGCTGACGAAAAAAGAATATTCCTGCCTGGCAAAGTTGCTTGGCAAGGAATCAGCGTGGAAGGCGTCGGCTGAAAATCCGACCTCAAGCGCACAAGGCATCGGTCAATTACTTGATGCCACCTATCGCAATCTTGGGATGAAACATTCTCAAGCCTCGGTGCCGCAGCTCGTGGCAACGCTCGCCTATATCCACAGGCGCCATGTGACCCCTTGCAATGCGTGGGGTTTCTTCAAGGAAAATAATTATTACTGATTCGAGGGGATCAATGTCAACTGAAATTGAGAAGGGCGTCATTGACTTTGACGAGTCAATAGCGATGTGGCTTGAGCAATATCGCGCTGCCCTAGCAAAAATCAAAGAATGGGAAGAAGTTGCCGATGTAGCTCGCTCCCATATTGAAGCCGCACTCGGCGATGCCGAAGTTGGACTTTACAAAGGTCAACAAGTTGTGCGCTACACAACGGTTTCATCAACGCGATTTGATGTAAAACGCGCTAAGGAACTCCTGCCCGCACAGGTGCTTGATGTCCTTCAAGTTCAAACAAATTCTCGTCGCTTCACCCTAGTCAATCAGGATCAACAATGAGCATCCCATTTATTCAGCCGGTTGAACCTGTCATTCCCAACATTCCTGAGTGGGATGACGAAGATGAGGACGACGAATGACTTTCACTTCACCGCATTCGCCAGGGGCAAGCCTCGGTCAGCATTTGTCCGAGATTATTACTCAGGCAGGGATGTGGACTCCTAGAAGTAAGCAGGTCGTCATTGGGCCATCTGAAATGGGTCACGATTGCACAAGGCGACTTGCTTACAAATTGCTTGATTGGCCCAAGACCAATGAGCAAGGTTCTTCATCGTGGAGCGCACAGGTGGGTTCTGCGATTCACAAATATCTAGCCGATGTCTTTGAAAAGATTGAAGGCTACGAAGTAGAGCAACGAGTCACCATTCGAGGAAACTTGAGTGGCACTGTTGACCTCTATGACAAAGTCCGTGGCATTGTTATTGATTGGAAGACCACCTCACCTGCTCAAATGGATCGCAAACGACGCGATGGTGGCTCAAAACAATATCAGACACAGATTCAGCTCTATGGCTACGGAAAAGCGCAGACAGGCGCAGTCGTGAACAAGGTCGCGCTCGTCTATCTACCGACAAGCGGTTCCATTGATGACATGCATGTCGAAATGTATGACTACGACGAAAGCGTCGCGTTGCAGGCCTTGGAGCGCGTGGACAATATCCACTCGCTACTTGCGCAGGCAGATGTTGAAAACCATCCTGAAGTGTGGCAGGCGATACCGGCAAAGGCAGACCGCCTCTGTAATTACTGCCCTTACTTTATGCCTTACTCCAAAGATTTATCTAAGGGGTGTGCGGGTGAATCCGAAACTCGTAGTTAGGACAATGAATAAGTTTCAAGAGGTCACTCTCAAGATTGTGGGATGGCTTCTTGGTATCAGAGGCGAGGCAAAACTTGTTTACATTGCCTTTGATAATCAGATGGAGCCAACCATCAATGACCTCAACAAATGGCACCAAGAAAACGAAATGAACAAACAAACAGAAAAGGAGACGGGGGAATGACCTTCGCAGCACCATCAAATAACACAGGCGAATCCGTCAAGGTCGCTGACCTTGCAGGACACTTGCTCATCATTACACCGACCGAATACAAGACAGGGATTCAAACTGTTCACGGTCTAGCAGAAGCAGTCGAGGTTGAAGTTGTTGACCTTGATACCAAAACGAGCCACGGATCACTTCTATGGTTCAATGTAGCTCTACGCAATGCACTGAAGAATAAAATCGGGCAGAAGGTTTTGGCCCGCATCGGTCAAGGCGCTGCCAAGCCTGGCAAATCGGCTCCGTGGATTTTGGTTGATGCCACAGGCGATGCCAACGCCGTTGCCCTTGCCAACGCCTATCTAACAAGCGCACCTGCGCCTGTTGCGGCGACACCTGCACCTGCGGCCGCACCTGTGGCAGCGACAGGTGGCATCACACCTGAAGTTGCCGCGCTCTTGGCACAATTAGGGGCGAAGCCAATCTAGTTGTGAGTGACAGGCGGTTTTCCTTCCGTCTCCGCCTGTCGTCATGCCGGTCGTCGGTGCCTACCTTTCCACCGATGACCAACCGCAGTGCCTGGGGGCGATGAGATACGGGGTCATTCATCGGCAAGTTCGATTCTTGCCACTGCACAAGTTGAACAACTATTAGGGGGTCAAATGCTTTACGCACAAGAAGAACGCTTCACGCTTTATCACGGCGACAATCGTGAAGTCTTGAAGCAGTTAGCAGACAACTCAATTCATTCGATTGTGACTGATCCACCTTACGAGCTTGGCTTTATGGGCAAGAGTTGGGATGCGTCAGGCATCGCCTTCAATGTCGAAGTGTGGCAAGAATGTCTGCGTGTGCTAAAACCAGGCGGTCACTTGCTGGCCTTCTCAGGCTCTCGCACTTATCACAGAATGGCAGTTGCCATTGAAGATGCAGGCTTTGAGATACGCGACCAGATTATGTGGATTTATGGCAGTGGCTTTCCTAAGTCGCTTGATGTGTCGAAGGCGATTGACAAAGCGGCGGGAGTTGAAAGAGAAATTACTCGGGAAGAGAAAAGACCGGCAGAAATGGGTCATCCAATTTCATTTGATATGCGTTCTTCAAAAGAGAGAGAGCGACGAGATAATCCCGCCACCGCCGAGGCAAAGCAATGGGATGGCTGGGGCACCGCACTCAAGCCAGCGCACGAACCGATTGTTGTCGCTCGCAAACCGCTCATCGGCACCGTCGCCGCCAATGTGCTGACCTATGGCACAGGCGGGTTGAACATTGATGCGAGCAGAGTTTCAGGTGAAGCGGTGCCAATCAATAAATTGGAAGAGTGGTCAGGATTTGGGCAGAAGATTGAACCTGCATACGAGCAGACAATGAACACACAAGGCCGTTGGCCCGCCAATGTCATTCACGATGGCAGTGACGAGGTTGTTGAGTTGTTTCCTAACTCTAAAGGTGGCGCATTTCCTGCAAAGCGTGGTCAAGCAGTCAACACTTCATTTGCTTCAGGTCAGGAAACCGAAGGCGGGTTCCGTGCGATGGGTGACGATGGAAGCGCCGCTCGTTTCTTCTACTGCGCCAAAGCAAGCAAGAAGGATCGCAATGAAGGGTTGGATGGGTTTGAGGCGAAGCAAACTGTTGGCGGTGGCGGATTGACTGCTGAATTGCGTGATGACGGAAGTTATGAAACCGCAAGCGCAGGTGGGAAATACGGTTCTATTAAGGCCAAACAAATGAATCACCACCCAACTGTCAAACCGACAGAGCTTATGCGCTATCTCTGCCGCCTAGTGACACCGCCGAATGGCATCGTTCTTGATCCGTTTATGGGTAGCGGTTCAACCGGCAAGGCGGCTATTTATGAAGGTTTCAACTTTGTCGGAATTGAAATGACCGATGAATATATCCCTATCGCCAAAGCTCGCATTGAGTTTGCCGTCAATGAAATGGCGGATAAGTTGTTATGAGTCGAAGCAGTGTTGAAGGCGCCATTGCATCTATTCTGTGGCGTTGTTATGAGACTTCACTTCCTGACACTCCATTTCGCATGGGAACTGTTATCGCGTCACAAATGCGCAAAGAAGGTTATTTACAAAGCAACAATGATCCGTCAAAGGTAGAAGGAAGGGAAGCACTAAATCTATGGGGGCAACAATGACAACGGCAGTTTCACTCTTCGCTGGTGTTGGCGGTTTTGATTTAGCTCTTGAGCGAGCAGGAGTCAAAGTTGTCGCAACAGTGGAATGGGATAAACACGCACAGAAAGTTTTACAACGGCGATTTCCGAACGCTGCACTTTTCGGTGACATTCAGGGGGTAAGCGGTGAACAACTTAGAGCAGCAGGTTTTGATCCAAGCAACGGAATCATCACCGGTGGATTTCCTTGTCAAGACCTTTCCGTTGCTGGAAAACGAGCAGGGTTGGCAGGATCGCGTAGTGGACTTTTCTGGGAAATCTGCCGACTCCTTGACGAAACACGAACGCAGACTTTTATCCTCGAAAATGTGCCTGGTCTACTTTCCTCAAATAACGGAAGAGATATGGCCGTCGTCATTGAAGCGTTGGTCGAGCGCGGGTATCGCATCGCGTGGCGGGTGCTTGATGCTCAATACTTCGGAGTTCCCCAACGACGCCGTCGAGTCTTCATTGTCGGATGTCTTGGAGAATCAGGGAGATCACCTGAAGAAATACTCGCTATCGCCGAAGGCCGCGCAGGGTATCTTGCGAAGAG